GAAGAAGTACCAACCCAACCAACTACCGAAAGTGAGGCTATCTTGGACGTAAAAGCTCCAGAGCCAACAGATACACCGGCAGAAGCTACTACTCCAACTGTAGAAGCCGCACGCCCAATAATTACAGCTCCATATAATTCACAAACTGTAAGACACGGCATTACTTCAATGGGCCGCTACACAGAGCACAAAATTAAGGCATCACTAGGTAACGATGAATCTAGATTATGGGTTCAAGCCGCAGACGATAGCTTTACTACTAACCCAGCATTTTCACCTAACCAATACCTACGTAACGTAGTTTCTAATACAAACTTCGGACGTAGCACTATTGATGCGTGTACTAAGGCGGCTCTACCTTCCGAAGGTATGAACGTAATCGTGCCTACGCTTATTACTACCGCCGGCGGGCAAAATGGTGTGGCACCTGTAGTAACTGTAGAAGCCGAAGCCGGTGCAGTACAAAATACCGGAATGGTTACTGAGTACTTAACAGCTACAGTAGCTAAATATGCAGGTATGAATACCATGAGTATTGAACTCATCGAAAGATCTGGGCCGGCCTTTTATGACCAGCTCACACTGCAACTTCAAAGAGCTTATTTAAGAGCTACTAATCAAGCTGCAATTACTTACTTAACAGGTGCGGCAACTTTCGCAACTGCAACAGCTAACACAGCGGCAGGATTAATCTCTTACGCTTCAACTGAGCCTGTAGCGGCATACAAAGGTACTTCATACTTCGCGCAAAATTATGTAGGCGGTACTTCACACTGGAGCACACTATTAGGCGCCGTAGATACTACTGGCCGTCCAATCTTTAATGCACAGTATCCAATGAACGCCGCTGGAGTAACTTCACCTACCGGAATTAAAGGAAATGTACTTGGCCTTAATTTCAGTGTGGACGTTGATCTGCCTGCTACTACTGTAGATGGATCCGCTTTCATTATTACACCAGAAGCTATAACTATTTTTGAATCACCTACCGCTTACATGAGCGTTAATGTAGTTTCAAATCTACAGGTTCAAGTAGCTATCTACGGCTTCATGGCACCACTTCTAACAATGCCTACCGGCGTTAGAATCTTTAACGTAAGCTGATAAAAAACGTAAAAATCTCTAGGGCTTAGTAGCCCTTAGCCCTAGAGAGCTATTAGCAAAGGAGTAGAGATATGGCCGCAACGTATGTAACGGTCGCTGAGTTACGCGCCGATCTTGGGATAGGTACGCTCTACTCCGATGCAACCGTAGAAGAAGTGTGCCAAACGTCGCAAGATTTATTAAATCAATATCTATGGTTTAACAGTGCTCCGGTAGTAGCCACTTCTATATCTAATAACGTCGCTACTGTAATGCTAGCTAATCCCGGTATATTCGTAACTGGTCAATCTGTAACTATAACCGCGAGCGGTGCTACCTATAATGGCACTTATACTTTAACCGGCACTATCCCCTTCTCAACTGGCACAGCCAATTTACTACCTGCGATCTGGTGGAATTGGGCTTATCAAACTTATCCAAGCGGATATAGCTTTATTCAATATGCTAAAACGGCGGCCGATGACCCTTTCCATCGAGTAATGCCGTATGGCACTTGCACCGGGCCCGATCACAAATCAGCTAGTTACGCGAATACTCCGGCGATCCGTTCCGCCGCACTCATAATCGCGGTCGATGTCTGGCAGGCCCGGCAGGTTTCTCAAACAGGCGGTAACGGTATGGACGGTTATTCACCTTCGCCTTATCGAATGGGTTATCAATTAATTAACCGAGTACGTGGATTAATCCAACCGTACGCTAATCCCCTTGCACTTATAGGCTGATATGCCAGCCGCGATAACCACCTTAAGAGGCACGCTAGCTACAGATCTAGCTAATGCCGGTGTCTGGAGCACATTCGCATTCCCAGCTCCAACATTATTAGCTAATAGCGTATCTATAATCCCGGCGGATCCTTATGTAACGCCGACTAATAACGATAACGCGACTATCGCACCACTCGCCTCATTTCAGATTTTAATCGCTGTACCTGCCTTCGATAATCAAGGCAACCTAGCAAGTATCGAAACATTTTTAGTAGCTGTATTTGAAAAGATAGCGGCTTCTAATTTAGCACTAACAGTTACTAGCGTATCCGCTCCGTCGATCTTAAACGCGGCTAGCGGTGATCTTTTAACTTGCTCGATCAATATCTCAACACTCACGACTTGGAGCTAATCAAATGGCAGATGAATACGATATAAACGAAAATAACTTTCTGGCTCGGACAGGTCAGATAAAAGAAACACCTAAATCTAAAGCTGCGCCAATCGCAGAGAAAGAGGAGTAATCATGGCAGTAATGCTCAATTCTAAGGTTGGCGTGAAAATCGCTACTGTAGATATTTCCGATCACGTATCAAGTGCAACACTTTCACAAACTTTTGATGAATTAGAAATCACAAGTTTAGGGGATCTTTCACACAAGTTTACAAAAGGGTTAGAGGCGAGCACACTATCGCTCGACTTTTTCAATGACTTCGCAGCTTCACAGATCAGCACGTTATTACAAACTAATTACGGCTCAACTGTAACCGCTGTATTAATCCCAGAAAAAGGTACAGCTGTAAGCGCAACTAATCCGCTATACACCGTATCTATTTTGATTAATAACGTAACCCCAATTTCGGGCGATGTAGCAAGCATTAACGCTAGCTCGATTTCCTTTACATGTAACTCCACTGTTGCATACGCAACTACTGGCACCTTCTAAGGAGCACTAATGGCAAAGCTAAAGATAACAAGGGCTAACGGCGAAACTACAGAGCACAAAATTACGCCGGGTGTCGAATACGCTTTCGAAATTAAACGAGGCATGGGCATAAGTAAAGCTCTGCGTGAAGATGAAAAACAATCCGATATTTACTGGCTTGCTTGGGAATGTTTACGCAGGGCTAATATAACTGTGCCTACCTTCGGTATTGACTTTATCGACAGCTTAGAAACTGTTGAAGTTATGGACGAAGAAAAAAAATAACACAGCGGGATTCGATGACCTACACGATAGCCGCGCTATCTGTGGAACTAGGGATACCGCCTAAAGATTTTATCGAGATGGATCCGCCAATGCTTGAAGCAATTATTCAAGTATTAAGAGATAGAGCTAAGGAGATTAAAAATGCCGCAGGTAAAACCGCTTCACGTGGTCGGCGTTAATGATCTTCTTAAAGGCTTGAACTACATAGATGAAGATATGAAAAATCATATAAGCGCTGCTATTAGGCCTGCGATGTTAGGGATTCGAAACAAAGCTAGAAGCTACGTACCTTCTAATAGTGAAGTGTTATCCGGCTGGACTAGACAAGCTAATGCGCGCCCGGATTACAGGCCGTTCCCACGCTTTGATTCCACTATGGCTAAAGCCGGTATCGATTATCGAGAAGGTGAAAATAGGACTTCTAAGAATGGCTTTAGAGTAAGTAACTACGTCTATAACGTTAATCCCGGCGGATCTATTTATGAAACTGCCGGCAGATTAAACCCAGAAGGCCGTGCTCCATTTATGCGAGTATCTTCGGGCGAAGGTGGAAGTGTAGAAGGTTACGCCGGTAAGTCCAGAGGTAGAAAGCGATCTACTAGAACTTATAGCTCGGCTAACCCTTTCGCTGGTTATCAATTCGTTACAGATCTACCGCCTGTTACTTCACAGCCTAAAATAAAAGATGTTAGATCCGGTGGCCGTAAAACTAAAGGTCGCTTAATTTACAGAGCTTGGGCAGAAGATAGTCCTAAGGTATATACGGCAATTTTTAGAGCTGTAAACGCAACAGTAGATAACTTTAATAAGAGCACAGAGATAAAAAGGTCAGCTGCATAATGGCCAATTTAATTGTATCAGCGTTAGCTACGTGGAATGGTAAAGCCCTTAATAAAGGTAAACAGGATATATCGGCGTTCGATAAAACAGTTACAAAATTAGGCCGCAGTATGGCGGCTACCTTTAGCGCTTATCAGATATTGGCTTTTAGTAAGAAGGCTATAAAAGCCTTTGCCGCCGATGAGAAAGCCGCAAAATCTTTAGCATTACAGTTAGAAAATACAGGTAACGCTTTCGCAATTACAGAAGTAGAAAGATATATAAAAGGTTTAGAAAAAACTTACGCAATACTTACAGACCTACGCGCTCCATTTCAAACATTATTAAACGTTACTGGGTCAGTTACCTTAGCCCAACGCACACTAGAAGCGGCCTTAAATATAAGCGCCGGTACAGGTGCTAGCCTAAATACGGTTATAGATGCTTTATCAGCTGGTATTCGAGGACAAACTAAAGGTATTAAATCACTTAATACTGGTATCGATGCAAACATAATCGCTAGCGGCGATATGAATAAGATTATGGCCGCACTTGAAAAGCGCTTTGCAGGTCAGGCCGCCGCACGGTTAGATACTTATGCTGGCAAAATGGACGTGCTAAGTAAAGGCGTAGATTTAGCTACTAAAGCTGTAGGTGAAGGTTTAATAGATGCTTTAACTATTTTAGGTAAAGATAATTCAGTAGCCGCACTAGCTCAAGATTTTCAAAATGTCGGCGATAATATCGCTTATGCAGTAGTTCAAATGGCAAAATTATTAGATAAGTTTAGCGCCATAACAGGTAGCGCATCATTTAAGCCAGCGTTATTATTACTAGGCGCGGCCGCTTCAGCGGCAACTGGTAACCCTTTACCCTTCGTAGCCGCGTTCGGGGCTGTAGGTGCTATGGGTATTGGTGGTGCATTAAGCACGCCAAGAAAAATTAGTTCAGAAGAAAACTCAGCATTAGCTAGAATTAGATTATTAAATGCCCGGATAGATGCCAAGTTAGCAGGGGCTAAGAAAAAAGAATACGACTTATTGGTAGCTAAGAACGCTATCGAAAATAAGAACGTGGAAGAATTAAAAAAGAAGTTCGATCTAGAGCGTATCGGAATAGCGGCCGCCTTAAATAGCGCTACCGATGATGAAACTAAATTAAGATTAAAGATGCAATTAGCGATCTTAGATAATAATGAGGCTATGGCTAAGAAGTTATTAGCTGAGTGGGAAGCGACCGATGCTTTAAGAAAACTTGCAGAGCAGGCACGGTTAGCTGGTATGTCCTTAGAAGATTTTGCATTATTCAAAGTCAAAGCGCTAAATACTAAAATAGATGATTATTTACAGAATACAGCTCTAGAGATGGTTAGAGCGTTAAATGCTCAGATAGCCGCTTTTATAGCTTCTTTAGGTGGGGTTACTAAGGCTCCTACTACTTCTGGATTTACTTACGATACAGCTCTATCGGCAGCTAAAAACACTAACTCTAAAATAGATACATTTTTGCAAGATCAGGCTCTAGCGGCGGTAAGAGATCTAAACTCACGCGCAGGCGCCTTCTTAGCACAAAATAGTTCAAGTAGTGTAAATGTAAATATAGATGCTTCTAACATGATCGATAGCGATCGTATGGTCGATGTAGTTCAAAATGCTTTCTTAACTATCCAGCGACAAGGCGGAGCGACAGTGCCGGCAGGTGCCTACTAATGACCGTGCCTACAGTAAACGCCGTAATTAACTTCTCAACTGGTCCTAGCTTCGCGCAAGCCATGATCTTAGATCAGGGAATACTAGGTACTAATATCCTTGCAGATGCCGCCGCTGTGGTAGTAGATGTATCTAATCAAATTAACAGGATCGATACTAGGCGTGGTCGTAATGCCCTAGCGGATCAATTTCAAACCGGCACTCTTACCCTTCGGATAGTAGATCAGAATGGCGATTTTAATCCTCAGAATGTAAGCGGTCCTTACTACGAGTTACTAACTCCTATGAAGAAGGTACAGATAACAGCTACCTATGAAGGTATTACTTATCCGATCTTCTCTGGATTTATTACTAGCTATGTAACTACATATCCTAAAGAAGCCGATGTCGATGTCGCGTACACAGTTATTCAAGCTGTAGATGCTTTCCGCTTAGCCCAATTAGCGCAGATAACTACCGTAGCTGGAGCTTCTGCCGGTGATTTATCAGGCACTCGAATTAATGAGATCCTAGATCAGATTAGTTGGCCTGCAACAATGCGCGATGTAGATGCAGGATTAACTACCTTACAAAATGATCCCGGTACTAACCGTACTTCTCTAGGTGCGATGCAGACGGTCAGTGATAGCGAATATGGTGCGCTATATGTCGATGCTACCGGATCCTTCGTATTCCAAGATAGAGATGTAACAGTGGGATCTATAGCGGCAACTCCTACAGTATTTTCAGATACCGGCGCAGGGATTAGATACAGCGATGCGGCGTGGATCCTTAACGATGTACTAATCTTTAATAAAGCCACGATCACAGCTGTAGGCCTAACGCCTCAAATAGCACTTAATCAAGCGAGCATAGATAAATACTTTTTACACAGTTACTACTTAGATAATTTATTAATGGAAAGTAACGCCGTAGCACTCGACTACGCACGCGCTTACGTAGCTAGTAGAGCCGAAACTACTATTCGAGTAGATGCTATTACTTTAGATTTATATACTCCAGATTACAATGCAGGCATTATCGCCGCTTTAGATCTGGACTTCTTCGATCCGATTACGGTAAGTACTACTCAACCCGGTGGATCTACTTTAGAAAAAACATTACAAATATTCGGAGTATCCAACAGCATTACGCCGAATAGTTTTAAGGTTACTTTTACCACGCTAGAGCCTGTAATAGATGGATTTATTATCGGATATAGCAAACTCGATCAAGGCGTTCTATCTTACTAAGGAGAAAATAATGGCAACATGGCCCGGCGTTACCGGTGATGTAGTAACTAGCTCTATGTGGAATGGCCTACCGGCGTTCACCGTAGCTAGTGATAAGACAGCGAATTACACAGCCGCTAGCGGTGATGAGTATCAGCAATTAATCCCGATGAATAAAGCTACAGCTATAGACTTTAAGATCCCAACCGATGCTACCTACGCTTTCCCAACAGGTACAGCGATTACGATCCTAAATAAAGGTGTAGGCGTATGCACAATTAGTGCGACTACCTCAGGTACTACCACCGTATTAAGTGGCGGAGCAGTACCAGCATCACCGACCTTAGCCCAATATAAGAGCGCAGTATGTATTAAAACAGCTGCTAACACTTGGTATGTGGTAGGCGGAATTGCTTAACACAATATTAGGCAGTTTATCTAGCGGTGTGGCGGTTTCCACAAGTAGTTACGAATCTATTTCAACCGTAACCGTTGGCTCAGGTGGTAGTTCAAGTATTTCATTTACTTCAATACCTGGTACCTATACGCATTTACAGATTAGAGGTATTGCAAGAACGGTTAATGCTGGTACAGGTGCATCTTTAATTTTTGTTCGCGCCAATTCAGATACTGCTTCAAATTATTCCGCACATTATTTAGGTGGTGATGGTTCTACTGCCTACGCAGGTGCAGCAGCAAATCAAACCAATATGTATAACGGTATAGCAGTAGATAATGGTTATACCGCTTATACTTTTAGTGGTTTTGTTTTAGATGTTTTAGATTATGCAAATACTAATAAATATAAAACTTTAAGGGCATTATCAGGTGGAGATGGTAATGGGTTAGGTGAAATATATCTATTTTCTGGAAATTGGCGCTCTACTTCCGCTATTACAACTTTAACATTAAACGCAAATACAAACTTTGCACAGTATTCCCAATTCGCCCTATACGGAATTAAGGGGTCATAATGACTAGCACCTATGAAAAGATAGCAACTACTACTTTAGGTAGTGATACTGCAACAATTACATTCTCTAGCATTACTGGTATATATACAGATTTAGTTATTTCTTTAGTGGCTGGTCAAAGTGCTGCATTAAATGACTCATTTATCCTCAGAGTTAATGGTGATACAGCAAATAATTACTCAGATACTTATTTACTTGGTAATGGTAGTACTGTTATTGCAGGAAACATATCAAATAATGGTTTTATAGGTTATGGCGACTTAGGCGGTACTGCTATTACTGCACAATTCATTTTTAATTTTATGAACTATTCAAATACAACTACATATAAAACTGTTTTAACTAGATATAACAGCCTACAAAAAGGAAGAACAGTGGCTAGTGTTAGTTTATGGCGAAGCACCTCTGCTATAACTTCTATTAACTTTTCTTTTAATGGTTCAGATTTACTAAAGGCTGGTACTACTGCAACCATCTACGGAATTAAGGCGGAATAATGGCTACTACATATACTTTAATTTCAAGTGTTACGGTTGGTAGTGGTGGTGCGGCTGCTATTGAGTTTACAAGCATACCTGCCGATTACACAGATTTACTAGTTAAGTTAAGTGCTAGGAGTAGCCGTTCAGCCGCCGTAGCGGAAGAGTTTTTATTAACCTTTAATAATAACGGTTCAAGTTATTCAGAGCGACAATTACGAGGCGATGGC